AAGTCTAACGTCCGGCTGATGAAGGGCGAGGCTGGTGGCGAGCTGAAACCTGCAACACCTGATGCCGGTACCGGTGAAAAATCTCGCAAAGAGATCATTCAGGGCCGCCTTACTGAGTTGGGTATTGAGTTCAAAGGCAACCTGGGCGCTGAAAAACTCAGCGAGCTTTTGCCGGATGGCGAACTCGAAAAGCTTTTCCCTGCTGAATAACAGCCGCCGCTAAGGCGGTTTTTTTATGCCCCGCCCCGGCGGGGTATTTCACGGAGTCGATAATGGTAACTCTCGAACAGGCGAAGGAGTATCTGGAGAGCCAGGGAATTACCATTCCCGATTTTGTTCTTCAGGCTCTCGTCGACCAGGCCAACAGCATTCAGGAGTGTCTCGATGCGCATTATCCTACATCGACCGCGCTGCTGATTCAGCTCTATCTGCTGGCGCTTATGGGGCTCGGTCAGGGTGATAAATATATCTCAAGCCAGACGGCGCCGAGTGGTGCGTCGCGCTCGTTCCGGTACCAGTCGTTTACCGATCGCTGGAAGGCCTCGGTTAACCTCTTACGCGGGCTGGATAAGTACGGCTGCGCCACTGCCCTTATTCCTGCAGACCCTACCGCCGCCCCGGCATTCGCTGGTATCTGGATAGGAAAAGGCGGCTGCATGTGCGGGGATAAATGATGACGTACAAATCAGTTAAGCACGGGCTGCCGCGTTCATTCGTCTGCGTCTGGGTGATGACCGACACCGGGCGGGAGACTACCGGCTACGTTAAATCTGACGGTGAGTGGCATATCAACTGTGCTCGCATCCGGGCAACTGGCGCTAAAGTGCTGCGCTGGAAGGAGGGCTGATGTCGAGTATTGCTTCGTGGAGTTACACCGCGACAGCCACCATCTGGCGCAAGCTGGAAGGCAATGACGAATACGGCGACCCGCTTGGCTATGCCGAACCTGAACAAATCCTCTGTGATTACGAGGGTGGGCTCAGCAAGAAGTTAGCCAGCCTGGGCGCTGAAATCGTCGTGAAGAATACCGTCTGGACAGGGTTCGCTCTCGCGTCCGCAGGTGATTACCTGCTGATTGGCGTGTCAACCGAAGCCGACCCGGTTGTGGCCGGTGCCGACGAGGTGCGGCAGGTTATCCGTTACGCTGATACGTTCGAGCGCCTGGCGGATGATTATGCGATACTGACTGGCATATGATTCCGGGAGGCTTTATGGATATCGACCTAATCACCATGTCTATCTCAGCGCTGGCAGTGGCTATTTCTGTTTATGTCGCTGTGCCGGTTCCTGAGAAGAAGTCCAAACAGATTAAGCATACACCCCGCGATCAGCTTCCATCCGAGGTGAGAAAGCTCATTGAGAACGTTGATGAGATTGAGCGGATAGCAAAAAGTCTCTGAACAGGTCGCCACGGCGGCCTTTTTTATTGCCTGGAGAAAGCCATGGGCATCAAAGCCAAAGGGATTAAGGAGTCAAAGAGAAACCTTGATCGCATCATGAAGGATGTTCAGAGGCGGAAGCTTGTCAGGGGCATGCATGCGGCGTTGATTATCGGAGCAGATCGGGCAGCACTTTACACCCCGATAAACATTTCAACCTTAATTAACAGCCAGTATCGCGAGGTTGAGGTTAGAGGCGTTGTCGTGACTGGCAGGGTTGGCTATTCAGCAAACTACGCTGTTTATGTCCACGATCCAGACGTCCCGCAAACATTCCGCAGAGCTACAGCCAAAAAGGAATTTCTTACTCTTGGCATGAATGAGACCAGAAACCAGATGCAAGCGGCAATACTCAGGGAACTTTCAAAATGACACCTCCTATGTATGAGCGCGTGCGTAACTACTTCGTTGATGCCGGGCTTACCACTGGCTTCATTGTTCAGATGCTGGCATGGGACGACACAACCAAGTTAACCGACGCATTCATCGTGTTCCGGCCTAACGGCGGTACCGACATCCGAAATGACCTCGGATCTGACCACTACGTGATGGTGGATGTCATCTCAGCCAAGGACAAGCGCCGAGCAGCTGCTGAGAAGGCTCAGGAAATCATCAATTATGTCGAACAGAACGACATTACAGACGAATGCCTTGGCCTGATTCAAAACCTCGGCAATATGCCTGCACCTATCCTGACCGAAGAGGGCCGCCTGGTTTTCAGACTCCAGTTCATGTGCGTTTACGGCGAATAACCCAATCACCAACCCATCAGGCTGCCATCCGGCGGCCTTTTTTATTTGAGAGGTACACATGCAAGGCTGTGCTAATGATTTTGGCAAGCTGATCGGGAAAGTAGCTGTGCTACGCATGGCCTTTGGCTGCCCCGACGCAGTGCCAGCGCTTTCTGAGTGGAAGCGTCTCGGCGCTATGACGACCAAGGGTATCGACTATTCGATGAACACCATTAACTCCGAAGCTGATGATGCTAAAGGGCTGGTGGAGAACCTGGTCAACAACATGGATCTGACGATCTCCGGTGAAGGGGAGTTCCGCAAATCTGATAAAGATAACGAGATCGGCGCGTGGCGTCTGTCGAAGTACATCTTTGACGAAGTTCAGGCAGGCCGTCAGCCTAACCTGTGGGTGCGTTTCGACTTCGCTGGTGAGAACGCCGGTACTTACATCCAGGGTTACATGAACACAACGTCATGGTCTGGTGATTTCGGAACCAACGATATCTCCACGTTCTCCGGCGAGTGGAAGGTATATGACGCCGACACCGTTGTGTTTGAAGTCGCTGATTCCATCGCGGCCACTGGCGTCGAAGTTACCCCTGCAACTGCTTCCCTGGTCGTTGGCGCAACCCAGCAACTCAGCGGCGCGGTTCAGCCAACCGATGCGACTAACAAGGCGATTACCTGGACAACTTCTGCGGCATCTATCGCAACAGTCAGCTCAACCGGCCTGGTAACGGCTGTCTCCGCCGGAACCGCGACTATTACGGCTACCACTGCTGACGGTGATTTCACCGACACCTGTGCTGTGACCGTGACTGCTGCGCCGTAATCACTACAAAGGGCGGCGTGCTGCCCTTGATACTGGTTATGGAGAATGATATGACCCCTTTAAAGGAAATTGGCGAGTGCCTGATTGGTGCTGGCGGCCATGAATACTTCTTCCGGCCATCGTTCCGTAACATGACGCGGATCGGCGAGCCAGAGCATATCGTCCGCACTTTCTATGCGCTGTTCAATGACGATGTGGCAAAGATGCTTGAGGCGGCGCGAGAGATTCACAGTGCTATACCTGAGCATCAACGTAAGTTCTACGCCCATTATTTCGGTGATGTTTCTCTACCGCGATGGGCGTTGGATGCAGCAGGTTCAGCAGCTTTTGTGCGTGAGGCATTGCTCTCGGCTATTAACGTCATTCAGTCATGCTGTGACGAGGATGTTTCAGAACTGACAGGATGGCATGAGCCTTCCCGCACTGGCAGGCGCACATTCGTATGGCACCGAGGAGCGCTTCCGCCGGAGAACCTGATTCTGATATCTCAGTCACTGATCATGCATGGCATAATCGGCCGGGCGAAGGTTCGTAAACTGCAGAAGCACGAAAGCAAGGAAACGACGCCGGAGTTTCATGCGACTGAATACATCATGGCGGCGCGCAACCATTTCGGGATCAGCAGGGAAGAGGCTGAAAACCTTACCATGACCGAATTCGCCATGATGCTTAACGCCAAATACCCTGACCAGAAAGGCTTCACCAGGGAAGAGTACGACGCTGTTATGGACGATGACGATCGCCGCTGGCAGGAAATGATTGAGCGCGAAAAATCAGCAAAGAATGCGGCCTGAGTTAATAATGGATGTACCTTAATCGCCTGACCGGGCGTAATATGGCTCGACAATAAAACTCAGGGGATAAGAGTGAAAAAAATACTTTTGGCTTTAGCTATTCCGCTGGTTCTGGCTGGCTGTAAGCCCGGCGAGGAAAAGGCAATATCTTTAGCGAAATCTGAAGTTGCTGCAAATCTTAAAGATCCGGCCAGCGCACAATTCCGCAACGTGAAAGTTGCAAAAATGATGGATGCTGACGAGGGCCGTGTCTTTGCTATAGTTTGCGGGGAAATTAACGGCAAGAACGGTTTTGGGGCCTATGCAGGGTTTCACCCATTCTTCGTTGAGCTGAACATGAAATCGAAAGGTATGTTCTCGAAAGGCGTCGATTACACGCTTGGAAAACATTTCCTGAGTTCGCGCGAAACGCCGCCACTGCCAGACTATACCGAACGATGCCAATAAACGACACGAATAACTAACCCACCTCTCGGTGGGTTTTTTTATGCCCGGAGAAAAGTGATGTCTGAAAAAGCAGGCGAGATTTATTACGACATCGAGGCCGATGTTTCTGGCTTGCTGAAGGCGCAGGGAAAGGCCAATAAGTCACTCGACTCAATCGGCAACTCTGCCACAACAGCAGCCAAAAAGATGGATGAGCTGCAGACCAATATCAACCGCGTGGCCGGGGCTATTGCAGCTTCACTCGTTGTTGACTGGGGAAAGGCATTCCTCGTAGCTGCTGACAACATGAGTCAGCTCAATGCACGCATTGAACGCCTGACAGGCAGCGCTGCGGCCGCTTCGCAGACAATGCAGAACCTGATGCGTATCAGTTCGGCAACGGGCGGTTCTCTACAGGACACCGCTAAGCTGTGGGAGACTCTCAGCACGGCGTTGCGCGATACCGGTGCGACCAACGGCCAGATCATCCAACTCACCGAAACACTTCAGAAAATAGGTCGCATTGGCGGATCATCGACAGAAGAAATGGCGAATGCTCTTCGTCAGTTCGGTCAGTCAATTTCATCCGGCACTGTCCGGGCTGAGGAATTCAACTCCATCCTTGAGCAAATGCCGGAACTGGCGCGCCAGATTGCCGCGGGGATGGGCGTAAGTATCGGTGAACTGCGTCAGCTGATGCTGGACGGAAAGTTGACGGCAGAAGACGCGCTCAACGCCATTCAGAAACAGACAGGATCGGTTAACGCTGAGTTCGAAAAGCTCCCGCGTACGCTTTCTCAGGCCAATACCGCGCTTACCAACTCATTCCTGACCATGGTTGATAATGTTAACCAGGCTACAGGCGCCAGTAACGGGATGGTTCTGGTTATCGATTCTCTTGCTGTTGCTATTGGCAGACTTACCGGCCAGGCCGCTACCGCCAGTCAGCAAATAGCAGATCTCCGATCTGAGGCCGAAATGTACGCCAGGCGAGCGAGAACATGGAGTTGGCTTGGCTTTGGTGACTGGCAGAAAGAGAACGAGGAGAAATCCGCAAAACTTACAGCTGAAGCGTGGGAGAAGGCCTCTCGCGCCGGTTGGGATGCGGTTCAGAAAACAGCAGCAAACACTAAACCTATCGAAATAAAAGCCACTGCCACTTCAGGTGGTTCTAAAGCGAATGGTGGCAAGTCTGCAGCCCAGAAAGAGGCTGAGCAATATGCCAAAGCGCAGGAGTCGATAAACGAAAAGCTGGAAGCCATGAGGCAAGAATCTGTCCTTGCAGCAGCTTCAACCAGTGAATTAACACGTGAGCAGCAACTGCTAAGGGCAGAGATGTCTCTTGGTGCCGATGCAACGGATGAACAGCGACAGAAGGCAAGAGATTACAAAGCACAGGCTTTGGATACCGCTGAAGCATTGAAAAAGCAAGCCCAGGCAGAGAGAGATAAGCAGGCTGCGCAGTCCAACTTCAGCAGCCTACAAAGCCAAGCTTCTCCTGTGGCTGGCGTTGAAAGCCAATTTCAGCAGCAGATGGAGCAACTCAACCAGTACGCAACGCTCTACCCTCAGAAAATAGCTGAGGTAGAGGCTGTAAGGGCTAGCATTGAGGAGCAATATCGCCAAAAAAGACTTGAGGCTCAGTGGCAAGAATTAAGCCAAATGAATATCGGCTTCGGCATGCTAACGAGTGCCGTGGATGCCTTTGGCGGGAATGCATCAAACGTCATAACTGGACTGATCACCGGAACGATGTCAGCGCAGGATGCTATGCGTTCACTCGGGAATACGATGCTGAACAGCGTGGTCAATGCGCTAGTCCAGGTTGGGGTTGAGGCTCTCAAAAACTTCATTATCGGTCAGACATTGGGCGCGGCTTCTACCGCTGCGTCTGTCGGCATGGCGACCACGACGGCGACTGCATGGGCTCCTGCCGCAGCGCTAGCCAGCCTGGCATCCTTTGGCGCTAACTCAGCACCTGCGATGGCTGGTATTGCATCTACCGTTGGGCTTGCTCAGGGGCTGGCTTTGGCTGGCGCCAGGTACAATGGCGGACCTGTGTCAGCAGGAAGTATGTATCAGGTCGGTGAGCGAGGGAAGCCGGAGATTTACCAGGCCAGTACCGGTAAGCAGTACATGATACCGGGCGACAACGGCAAGGTGATCAGCAATAAGGAAATGACTGCCGGAGGCGGTGGAGGGGTGATTTTGAATATCAACAATTACTCTTCCGCGTCGGTCGATGCACAGGCTACGCAGGGCAGTGACGGCACATGGACTATCGATGCATTCATAGCTGACATGAATAACGGCGGGCCAGCAAGTCAGGCCATCACCAGCAACTTGAACGTTAAGCGCACGCCAAGGGGGCAGGGCTGATGCCAATCATCGATTACCCAGACTGGCTGCCGCTGGCGCAGAAGGCCAGCAAAAACATGACTCTCGATACCGGGTTCCAGACTGACCAACCGGCGGTCGGCCCGGCTATCTTCGAGAATCAAACCGACGACCTGAAAGTGACCTGGTCGCTGACGTGGATCTTCACTCTGGCTGAGGAGCGAGCATTTCAGCAGTGGCTACGCAGCCCGAACTATCTCAACCGGGGCCTGAACTGGTTCCGGATGAATATCAATCTGGGCGGCAGTGGCCTGCAATTGCAGGAGCTTCACTTCACACAAATGCCGGTGCAAACCAGTATCGACGGCGGTGTGGTGACCTGGACGGGGACCGTTATTGCGAACCACCTCTACAACGCCGACGACGAATTTGACGACATCATTGTTGAGCTGCCGCCGCCGTGGGATTCATGGCTGGATATCGTTGTTACGGGTTATCCGGACGGTCGCGATCCGGAATCACTACCGAGGGTGCCGTAATGCCTAGCTTCAGGGAGTATAAGCAGCAGCGCCCGACGCGCGGACTGTACGACACCATCACGTTCTACCATCCAACCTTTGGCTATGTCCGCCTGGTCGACAAGCAGTTCTTCCCGAAGACGCTTGGCGGCCAGACGTACACGCCAGCGCGCTTTGAAATTGAAGAGAGCCAGCAGAGCGGCACGCCGGTGATTGACGCGACCGTGAAGTTAGGGCGGCTGTCGTCGGATATCAAAGCGCTGATGAAGCAGTGGAAGGGCGCAGCCCGGCTGACGGCCATCACGGCCACCAGGAAGATCTTCGACAGCGGCGATGTGTCGGTGCCGATAAAGTCGTGGCAGCTTTACGTCAAGACGGTGGATATCGATGCAGATGCCGCGTCGGTCACTCTCTCCGTAACCAATCCGCTGAACAACAACATCGGAAGGCTCTATGACCCAACGGAATATACCGGCCTGCAGTACCTCTGATTTCATCAGCAGGATGATCGGCGTGCCGTGGGCTAACCGGGCCTGTTCGTTCGAGAAGGTGGATTGCTGGGGATTATGCGTGCTGTATTACCGGCACGTTCTCGGCATTGAGCTGCACCAGACGCCGGACTACGAAGCCGGAGCTGACTTCTTCACCTGCTATCAGGGTGACGTCGTTTTCTGGCGCCAGGTCGATAAACCTGTCGAGGGAGGGATATTCGTAGGGTACCGCGGCGCGCAGCCAGCTCACGTTGGGTTGGTGGTTAACAGGCAGGCGTTGCACTCGCGCGGCGAGAACGGAAGCGTGCGCATGGACTCGTTGCTGGTCATTCAGCGGGCATTCACCAAAGTGGAGTTTTTTGAATATGGCGCTGGTTGAGATATCGAACTTTCCAGGAACGCCTAAGCTGCGTTGCAGGGTGCCAAACGGCACCCTTTTTTATGACTGGCTGGCGGCCAATGACGCTACTTTCCACCGCGACCTGCTGATCGTCCGCAATGGCGTGAAGTTGGGCGACGATGACGAGCTGTCGTTTGAGCTTAGCGAACTGGACCACATCCAGATATTCGACCAGCCGAAGGGCATTGTCGGCGACATTCTGAGCCCGATCTTTAAAGTGGTGGGCCAGGTGTTTTCGTTCCTGGCGCCGAAGCCA